CGCCCGCAGCCTTCAGCCGTAACGGGAGGCGAAAGGTTGCGCGTTGCGGCAGCACCAGGTCGTAGCGGCCGGGAAGGATCACTCCGCAGTCGCCCTGGCGGCGTCACCGTTCACAGCGTCCTTCCGCTTTGCGGGCGCCTTGGTGGCCACGGGCTTCTGCCCCTTGACGTACAGGAGGGCCATGTCTCTACATCTACTGATAGCAGTCTATTGAAAAGGGGCCACTCCTCAGAGCAGCCCCGGTCGCGGCTTCGCGCGGGTCAGAATCAACCCAGCAGTTTCACCGTAGCGGTGGTGGCACCATCAGCCGCCGCGGCCAAGGCATAACCACAGAGCGGGTTGCTGCCGGTGTCATCGTCGCCCGTCACGGTGCCAGCCAGGAAGTAAGCCGGAGCGCCAGCAGTAAGCGCACTGCCCGCGCTGGTGTCCTTGGCGATGGTGTAAACACCCTTCAGGGAAAGCTCTCCCGTCTCGCCGTTGGCGTAGTCATTAACCGCAACGCCAAACAACGAGCCGAACTGCACCAGCTCGCCCGACGCGACAGCTGCGCCGGCAACGAAAGGGACAACGTCCCCGTTCTGAACAAAATTAGTAGCCATGGAAATTGCTCCTCAGAGGTCAATGAGATAGGTCAGGAACCGCTGGAGCGGTAGAACCCGCGGTGGTTGACCACGGTGGCGCCGAAGTCAAAGCGAGCCATGATCTTCAGCCCATCAGGATCACGCAGCTCCTCAGAATCAACGACAGGCCCCTCCTGCCCCTCGAGGTAGCCGTAGAAGATGTTCTCGCTTTGGCCAGGAGACGCAATGCCGTAGAACTGCGTCGCGCTCTTATCGTCCAGCCGGGGCTCCACGATCAGCTCCATGCTGTTCGCGTAGGGATTGGGACCTTCGTTGCCGACCTTCTTCGTGGGGAAGTAGGTGCCGTTCAGGAACTGCCTGGCGACCGTTTCAATCGCAGCCGGCACCAGCAGGTAGCTGGGGCGGATGTTCAGACGATCACCGCTGGGGCTCTGCTGCAGGCGCATGGCCTTCATCAGATCACCGATGGCCTCGATCGAAATGGCACCGGTGCCAGTGTTGTTGTGAGCAGCGTTGAACAGCGTAATGGCATCACGCATACAAACTGCACCCTCGCTGCCGGTGGTCAGCAGCTCGTAGATCATGTTGCTTTCCAGCCGGCGGAAGCCGCGGCCGATCATCTCGGGCACCCTGGTCAGGGCGCTCAGATCATCGTTGATCGCCATTTCACGCGAGAACTGAATCGCCATCGCGTAGGTCGTGATGGACCACCCGCCCTTGCTGGTGCTGAACGACCGGTGGGTGTACTCACCGTTCTCCCTCAGCGGGCTGGGCAGCATCGACCCGAACACCTCAACCTCGGTGCGCTCGCGGAAATCAGGGAGGTTCTGCTGACGGCAGAACGGCATCCAGGTGGCCTCCTCCTCCGCGTAGCCCGATGCCAGGGTCCGCTCAGCGGTACTGGTAAACAGGTCCGGGAAATCAGTGGTGGTGTGAAGCGCACGGCTGAAGATGCTGTCCCGGCTCAGGCCGACGTGGCTGATGCCATCACGCTCCAACACCGCCTTCGCCATGTCGATCACGGTGGCGCCCATAAACCGCTTGCCGTTGTCAGTCGGTTTACGGATCAGGCTGGTCCGATAGGCGATCGCATCGCGGAGGCCATCCACGAGATCATCACCCTCATCCCGGGTTACGTCCACGAGCATGCTGTTGAACTTCGGTTGACGGGCAGCGAGGCGGGCCACGATCGCCTGCAGAGCAGCAGTCGTGTCCTCCACGTGTGCCTCCACGACCTCATCAGTGGCGGCTGAGTCCAGACCAGCACGCTCAGCGGTGGCGCGAATCATCTGCTCATTCTCGAGCCGCAGCACCTTCGCCTCCAGCTCGGCCACACGCTGCTCAGCGGCGCCCGTCTCAGGAGACTGAGGCGCTGCAGCAGGCGGCTGGGGGGCGGCGGCCCTGGTCTGTTGCTTGTCGTTCTGTTGCTCAACAGCCGGATTCGACCCGGCGGTGTTCTGGTCTGCCATCGGATGATCAGGCTGTGGGGTCATAATGCCGGGCTGATCCCGGACTTGTGCGCCAGCGTCAGCCGGAACACCAACAATCGACAGCTCCATGGGGAGCCATCGGGTGGCAGTCAGCGTCGGGTGGGGATCACCCTTTCGCTGTGACTGCTCCCAGTCCTGGACGGTGTAACCAACGCTCACATTGCGAAGGATTCCGTCCTGCACGTCGCGCCAGATGCCGTCAACATCAGGCCGACTGGAGAAGCGAACCCGCGCACGGGCCTCGCCGCCTTCAACCCAGGCCCTCTCAACAACGCCAATCACGTCATCAAGACTGCCCGAATTGTGGTTGTTCAGCAGGTTGGCGCCTGCATTCAACCGCGACAGGTCCACCGCGTCAGCCGACAGGCTCAACTCCTCGTAAAAGGGGTCGTCAAACCACGGCTGCCGTAGCACCCGTGCGCCGGTTGACCACACCAGCTCCACCGTCCGCTCATCACGGTTCAATGTCGCTGGTCGAAATGCTGCATCACGATGCAGCAGATCAGTAGTTGCCAAAGGCTTCTCCATAGCGGCAGTGTAAGGACTACTCCTCAGCCTCATCAGGGCTACCCCCACCCTGCACAGGCTCAACAGCGGGGGGGGCATCAGATTGACCGTCAACGCTCAGCAGCAACCCACGGCCGCGCGCGTCCTTGATTTCTTCCTCCAACCTGTCCATCACCCATCTGGGCTCGTTCCCGTACTGCGCCTGAATCTCGCTCAGGGGCACAAAGCCGGCCAGCACCTTCTCTACATCAGCCTTCACCTCCTTCTGCGGGTCGAAAATCTCCACCCGGGGCTCGCCCCATCGCACCTTGAGGCGGCGTGCAAGCCGCCCTCCGGCGCCGGCCACAGGGTCAGAGTTGACCCACTCCACAATCCGCTGCAGCGCCTGAACGCGCATCATCTGGCGCCATGATTTCACCGACTTCTCAAACTGAAGGTGCCCCATCCGGGCGCTGCTGTAGTTCACCTCCGTCAGGTTCCCAGTCAACGCCTCAAACGTCACGCCCCAGGCCATGGCAATAGCCCGCTGATTGTGACGCAGAAACACGTCGTAACTGCCAATCTGAGGCGGCGTCGCAAAGCGCATGTCCTCCCCAGGTGGCAGCTTCTTGACCGTGCCCGGCTCCACGTCCGTCACGTCATCACCCTCTGCTGCATTCTCGTCAGGGTCCAGCGTCACCCGGAACGCCGCATAGCAGGCCGCCAGCTTCTGCTTCAGCAGCTCAGTGCTCTCGTAATCATCTAGATCCCGCGCGCGGATCATCGCCGCCACACCCCACGGAATGCCCGTCACCTGATCTGGGAACTCCGTCCGGTACAGATGAATCATCTGCTCTGCCGGGACCACAATCGGCTCCCCGCGGCCCATCCCCCCGGTGCCCCGCAACGCATCAGCCGGGTTCTTCAGCAGGTAGCTCACCACACGGCCGTCCTTGTCAAACACCTTGCCGCCAACGGTGAACTGATCCTCCTGCAACTTCACCCCCACCGGTAAATACTCAAGCATCGCAGGATCAATGGTCTGCAGCCTCAGCCCGATCTTCCCCGGCCCCTGCGGCTCAACAACCTGGCGGATCAGCACACTCCCGCGGTTTGCCGTCATCCCCGCCCAGAGCCGCTGCAGCCCGTACAGGTTGTCCCGACCGTAGAAGTCACAATCCGTCGTCTCCGTCCACTGCAGCCACATCTCCGCCTGGCGCTCGCTGCCATCCACGACGTAGCCGTGCATCCCCGTAGAGACCCAACTGTTCACGATCACGTCGATCGCACGCCGCGCCCAGCAGTTGTTCGTGATCAGATCCTGATGACGCTTCTGCAGCAGCGGCAGCGCCTTCAGCAAGGCCCGGTTGCCATTCAGCGTTTGCGGCACCCAGTGGAACGTCCGCCGGCTGCGCTTCGCCGCCTCGTACTCACGATGGGCGGCCTCCTCCGCGTGCAGGATCCTCTCCTGCGCGGCCTTCCGCTTGCTCTCAAGATCAGGGTCTGCCTTCCGTTTCTTCGCCATCAATCCCGCTTGAACCTCAGCAGTTCACGCCCGCGGCTCCCACTCGCCGCGGCCATTTCGTGCTCCATCTGCGCCAGCAGGCTGCGCATCTCGCTGAGGCTGTGATACCTCACCGACTTGTCCGAATATCTGACCTCCTGCTGTCCGCTGGCAACCGCCGCCTTGAGCGTTTCGTACTCAACCTGAGTCCAGGCCATCGTCACCCTCCGTTAGGCACAGCCTACCGATAGTCCGCAAGCCACGATCCGCTGCGCTTCTTCTTCGTAGGCAGCGGCTCAGAGACTGCCTCCGACTCGTCAGGCTTATGGGGCTTCATCAGCTTCTCAACCCGGACACGCCGCACCGCCCAGTCGTCTGAATCCCACCGTTCCACACCCAGGCTGGCCGCTGCCGCCCTGGCATACACCCGGCAGTCCAGCACCTCATTCCGTGGGCGAACCTTCACCCACTGGGCCTTTCTGAAGCCCCGCAACGTGGTGTACTGCAGCTCCTCAGCCGTCAAGCTCAGGAAGTAGCTCTCCCCGTACTCCGGCCAGTGACACAGCCCCCGGGGCGGCTCATCACCCTCCTCGGGGTTCTCATGCCGCAACCATCCATATAACTCCGACTTGGCCACGCTCACCCCAACGCCCCACAGCTTGATGCCCCTTCGCACCCTGCGGCCCCTCACCGTCACATCCTGCGGCGTTGGGATGCCCAGGATTGAACTCTGCACGTCGCGCCCCTTCACCGCCAGGATCCTGCCGTCCCTCTGCTCCCTCACCCACTGGTAAACCGTCGCCGTCTGGTCGCCACTATCCACAGCCGCCCTCAGGATCGGCACCCGGCCACCCCCGCTCATCGGCCATTCCTTTCGCAGCAAGGCACCCAGATCACGCCACGGGCACGCCTTCGCCGGGTCCGTCTGGATCGTGCTGGTATCACCCGGGATCACGACGTAATCCACGCTCCAGCTTTCCATCCGCGGCCCCCACGCCACCACCTCGCACTCAATCCGGTCTCGCTGGATGTCCACACCCGCGGTCAACACCACACCATCAACCGGCACCGTGCCGCGGGCGTACGGCTCACGTCGCTTGTAAAGAGCCTCCCAGTCCGGGGTCTCGGCGGAATCTGACCACGGCTCACCCAACACCGTATTGGTCCAGGCCTTCAACGCCTGCTCCCCCTGGTCCTTCGCCTTCTCGTAGTCCCGGACGGCTTCACGCCATGAGTACCAGCCCAGGGGGGA